TGGGTGCCTAACTGGGTGCCTAAATAATTTACCGCAGTGAGGGATTTTAGCCTCAAAAGTCTGGTAAAGCCTCTCCAAAGTTGCTATATGTCCACACATAGCGACAACTTTTTGGAGAAATAAAATGTTAAATATTGTACCAAAATTACACAAATCTAAAGCCAAACTTGGGAAAGCAGCTTGGTGTGTAGATTCACGTTATGTATTAAAAAACGGTACACGCAAATTTTTTGCAACTAAGCAAGATGCTCTACATGCTATTGATAAGATAGAAGCAGAGGTAAGCCCAGCTGCTGACACATCAGAAAGTTGGAAATGGACATTTGCAGATCTTTGGGTTGAGTATGAAAAACATCTCGCAGATGAGCGCAGAACCCGACAGATTTCTCAAGATAGTTTTAAGAATAAAAACCGTCACGCAAAGCAGCATCTTAAGTTAATTGTTGATGGTCAGCCGTTAGCAAAAATGCGTGTTGCGGATCTCTCAAAAGGTAAGGTTCAAAATCAGATTGTTAAGCAGCTGATGATAGGCCACACCGACAAAACAGTTCGCAACCATTTGACCTCACTTTCGGTCATGTGCGAGTACGCAATTTCTATGGAATGTAGAACAACAAATTTTACTCACAAGGTAAAAGCCAAGGGCGAGAAGTTAGGCAAGAGTGGCGATAAAGCTGAGAAGATTTTGCCATCAGTAATTAAAGCTATCGAGGACGCTATACATCCACATTGGAAACTTGCATTTCGCTTCGCTTGTATGACTGGTTTACGTCAGGGTGAACAGCGCGCATTGACTTGGGATCAGGTAGATTTAGACAATCTTAAAATTCGTGTCACTCAGGCCATGAAGCCGCACGACAATCGTAACCCAGGTGAAACCAAAACTAGGGCTGGCAGACGGGTGGTTCCGTTGCACCCAGAGTTAGCAAAAGAGTTGCGAGAACTTTACTTGCAGCAGGGTCGTCCTAATGATCCTGATGCCTATGTGTTTCCTTCACGAGTTGACACACCAATACATGGAGAGAAGTTTCTCTATGCTATTGGTAGGGCTTGCCGTAAGGCTGGTGTCGCGCATGTGACCTGGCATGAGTTACGACACTTCTATGCGTCAAAAATTCTCCAGGCTTTTCCTGACGATTTATGGCGCGTTAAAAACTACATGGGTCACGAGACTATTAAAGTTACTCAAACAACATACGGCCATTGGTTAGACTCAGGGCAAGAAGATAAATACGCCACTGATAAACTTGTCGAGCATTTTGCAGATATGCATGACGTTCAAAAAGTGGCGCAAGTATTTTAATCATATTTATTCGTATGGTTGTATATCTGAGTCAGAGGGGCGTTGTCTCCTCTGCCCATCAATCCCAAAATGTTCATTCAATACATCACGGCGCACTAATCTTTTTTGTCCTGTCGTGATCGTAGAAATTTTTTGAGATTGTAATAAATGAATAGCGCGTCTTCTTGCGTTATCATCGTTTTCACCAAACAACATTTCAGCTGTTTCTTTCATCGTTAATAAAGCTTTTGTCATTACGCAAACCCCGTGTAGTCTTCATTGTCTTTTGAAGAAGTTGCTGGTGGGGTAGAGGTATCGACAGTAATCTTTTCACTGATGTGTGATGAGTTATTAAATTTGTTCGTGTACAGCGTCACACTTCCAGCTTTCGGAAAACTACGCACATCAGGTTTACCAAACTGATCAGTAGCATCTGTGCGCTCTTGCAATGTAACAGAGATCTGAAAATCTCCAGACTGAAACTGTCGAAACAATTCCTCGCATTGCTGCTTTTGTTCATCACTCATAAAATCATATTTGCCAGTGGTATCATTCCACGGTGTCTTTGCATTTATCCAGGCGGTTATTCTGTATTCTTTATTACCGTCTAATCCATTCATAAATTTGTGTGCAGTCTTACTAAAGTGCGCCATTACCTTCTTATCCCATCATTTAATTGTACCCATCGCGTTTTATGATACGCCATGATTTCTTGTGCTAGGTTGCCGCTGCCTTTTTGAATTGCCTCAAATTCTCGTACAAACTCTTCTGGTATTTTTTTAAGCTGCCAGGTTTGTTTTGCATCTTTTATTTTTTCTTTTATTCGTTCAGCTAGTATCTCTAAATCTCGTTCTGATGTTCCAGTGGAACCTTCGTTGCGTTCTGCGCGCACAGCATCATCGTGTTCTTGCTCTGCATCAGCTTGGTTACCGTCATCATCAGCCTCTTCATCAGGCTCGATGCCAGCCAAGCCAAGCAATCCATATCGCTTTGCGTAAGTGGCAGCAGATCCTAATCCTTGCATACCTCGTTTGTCAGGCTCCATATAAAACTTACTACTAAACATACCGCCGCTAGTATGCTCAAAGGTTGTCTGGATGTAGTGACCTTGTTCATCTTTGCCAGCGGCTTGTATCAGCGCAAATCCATTTTTATTTAATGCTGGTTTGATTGCTTTGATGCATGACTTCAAACTTGCATATCTATTTCTAAAATGTGGGTTAGTCGCATCCTTATGCGGTGTTTTCATTTGTGACTGCGCTAATGCTAATGCAGCGATTGCTTCTTTGTTATTCATGCTTCTCACTTTCTTTTTTTAAGAGGGGGGGGGTACAACAGGCCACTAACAAAAACCATACCCCCCAATGCTAGATCACCTGAGATCTGGCTCTAGCTGCTGTGGTTTGATTACTTCCATAATCCGCACTCACAGCTTACGTTTCATTATGCTTCTAGCCCCCATGCTTTTCTTGCCTGGTTTAAATAGGCTGGTGGTTCTTTCCAATAAATCTGATTGAAGTCAGGATCGCACAGACCAAATAGATCCTCTGTGTCGTGCGCCGCCTGGAGAATGTTTTCTGTTGTTTTGTGATGCATTGCGATGTCTCGTATTACTTCTTCCAGAAAAGCTGGTTTCAACTCAGGCGCGTTGTGTTCATTAAAAATTTTATAGTCGTATGCATTTGCATAAACGAGAAACGGTGGTTGCCTACCATTGAGCGCGTAGAACCCAGCCGCCTGGTAAACATTGTTCATATCAAACATGCCGCTTAGTGAACTTGGCAGTGATGCCTTGCGCCATTTTGTTGTCGTTGGATCCTTTGCATTATGATGTGGCTTAGACCATTTCGTTTTGAGATCTCCACGCCGCCCATAATCAGGTAATGTATTGTGGGGCAGGGCGTTGCCAGGCAGTGTGTCTTTGTAGTCTGTTTCACCAATAAGCCTGTTATCCATTTTCATGGCCTCTTGCAGCCCCAGAACTGCGTGTTCAGTTACTTTGGCAAGTTCATCTATATAATATTCTTTGCGCGCCGTGTCGCCTTCTCTGACAGTGGCATTGTAATCTTTGACCTGATACTTACGCATATTGTCTTGTGCAACGTGTATGGCCTCGACAAGCGTTAGTTTGGTTCCAAACTCGTCAGGTATCAAATGGAGATCTGTTGCGTCTTGTACAGCGCGCCCAGCTGCCATGTTTGCACTACCTCTATTTTTAGTAAATGCATCTAGGATTGCATGGGCTTTTTCGTGATGACTTTCTTTTCTTGGATTATCCAACACTAGTTTCGCCCATTGTATTTTCGGACGTACCACAGCCTTTTCGAATATATTCTTGGCTCTGTCTTTCGAGCGCGGATTGCTGTGATGAAAATAGTTGTGACGCTTCGCCCAATCTGGCGCTGTAAATGACATTCGTAAATCCCCCGTACTATCGCGTTGTGCGATGAGTGGTCTTACGTTGCCATAGAGGACGTTTAACGTCCATACTAATTTTTAAATAATTTTTATTAAGTAATTTCTACAATGTGTACGCCTAATAAATCTGGTCTGAAAACAGTGCTTAAAATTGGTGTTGCCCATTCTAGATCTAAGTCTTTATAGGTCATACTCGTTTTACCGTTATGCACAGTGTACACGCCACCTGGCTGTGGATAAAGTACGCCAGCAAATAAATCTTGTGTTTGATTTTCATAACCTTTTAAATTTATTGGCATAGGCGTTTTGGTTTTAACAAATGATATACGTTGATAACTGGTTGTGTCTACATACTTTTCCACAATTGGCGAGTACTTCACAAATTGTATTGAATTATCATATTCGTACCATTCGCCTTTATACTTTCTTTCGCAAGTCCATAGAAAACATGCCCGGTCTTTAAGGTATTGACCAGCTGCAAAAACTTCGAATTTTGGTTTATGATGAAGTTCTCTATGTATATGATTTTCTTGAATCAGGCATGTGCCAAGCACGGGAATCGGTTTGGAATGAAATAAGATTCGCTGAACTTCTACCCCTAAGATTTGGGCATATCGTTCAGCATCATTAATAGTCATTTGAATTTTGCCGTTTTTGTGTCGGCGTAATGTCTCTGGAGTTACACCTTTAGCAGCGGCTACTTCGTTATTTGTCATGCCAGACTGATTGATACACTCGTTAAGATTATTTTCCACAGCTACCATCGCTTGATCTTTTAAATTCATGCGTGTTCTCCTAGAATTGTCGCTTTCCGTCAAGTGCATAAATTGGCTGTTAATAGTCTTGGCTTGCACTACATCTCCGTAGATCACCACTATTTGACAAAGATGTCAAACAGTACATACTTTTGCGTATGACTTTAGAGCAGTATCGTAGGGAAAAAGGGTGGACATATGCGCAGTTAGCTGACGCATTAGGTGCATCGCATCCAACTATAGCGCGGCGTTGGTGTTTACGACATGGCGATAAACAAAAGCTTATTCCATCACAAAAGTATATGGAGCGCATTATGCTTCAAACAGCCAGTGCAGTAATGCCAAATGACTTCTATGTGCGCCATGACTGAGGATCAGTTACAGTATCAAGTTGTTACTTATTTAGATGTCAGTTTGCCCAATAACTGCGTGTATCATCACAGCCCTAACGAGGGTAAGCGCCACATAAATTACATAAACCGTCTAAAGAAGTTGGGTACGAAATACGGCTGGCCAGACTTAGAAATCTTTGTGCCAATGACGCACACCACCAGCGGTCACAATGAAGCTTTATTTATTGAGTTAAAAACTAAGCGCGGATCCATGAACGAAAACCAACGCCGGATGCGCGATGCATTGTGTGAGGCTGGATTTAAGTGGGCGTTGTGCAGATCCGTTGATGATGTCGAGAAATTCTTACGGCCACTAATTAAGCTACGGGTGGTTAATGAATGACCAAGTACTCATCCAATGCAAACATTGCCGTGGTTTCGGCGAAAGATCTATGCCGTTCACGATTGCCTGGCCTGTTGAGTACAGCGGTGGTGATAGCCTGGAAGAACAGATTGAGTGTGCAGTGTGCAGTGGCACGGGTAAGGTTCCGCTTATCCTCGATGAGATACTGAGCGAGGATCTATGACAGATAATCCATACAAATTGCCTGACGGTAACGTGCTTATAAGTTTTAGCGGTGGGCGCACTAGCGGATATATGTTGCATCAAATCTTGGATGCTAATGGAAATTTGCCAGAAAGAGCTAAAGTTGTCTTTGCAAACACTGGGCGTGAAATGCCTGAGACATTAGATTTTGTGCAAGAGTGCAGTGAGCGCTGGCGTGTGCCTATTACATGGGTTGAATACCGCCGAACAGATAAGCACTCATTCAAAAAAGTTAGCCACAACTCAGCTAGTCGTAATGGCGAACCTTTCAAAGCACTTATTTCTTATCACAAACGTGTTCCTGATAGTGTCCGAAGATTTTGCACACAACGATTAAAAATAATGCCAACAAATTATTTTTTAAAATCTATTGGCTGGAAGGGTTGGAGTAATGCGGTTGGTATTAGGGCTGATGAAGCGCGGCGTGTAAAACCCAGCCCAGTTAAATATATTAATTACTGGCATCCTTTAAATACTGATCAAATTAGAAAACCTGACGTTTTAGAATTTTGGGGCAAACAAAGATTAGCTTTTAATTTTGATCTTCGTTTAACAACGACAAGTAATTGTGACGGTTGTTTCCTTAAATCAGAAGCCAACAGGGCTGCTATGTGGCGATCACACCCAGAAAGAATGCAGTGGTGGGTCGAAATGGAAAAGTTGGTCGGTGGTAATTTTATATATCGAGAAACTTACAAAGAATTGGGTAATTTTGTACACCGTCAAGGCGATTGGATCTTTGATGATGAAGCATACTTGTGCCAAGCAGATCATGGGGAATGCACGGGATGAGTACGCACACCCTTAAAGCCAAGCGCAGACACCCAGACACGCAGCGTGAGCGCATCACAGTGGGTCATATTACGTTTGAGTTGTCATCCAGGGATAAAACATTTGCGCTAGTTGCTGGTGACGCAGAACAAGCCAAAGACAGAAGACCATTATTTACGGGGTTTATCGAGCCACAAATGGAAAAAGAACTACGCAGAGTAGCATTCCGCATGAAAACAATCTTGGGAGATAATGATGAAAGTTAATATGGAATTTGATATTGATGATATTTTTTTTATTAAGTGGGCAATAAGAAACAAAGTTTCTGACATGGAATGCAATAATTTGATGTTGCCATTTGAAGACGTAGAAAAAGCGCAACTAAATAAATTTTTAGAATTAGAAGGACGATTTAAAATAGCATTCGAAGATCTTGGTAAGAAAGTTATGGACGATGGACAGTGAAGTAGCAGAGATATTGCGCTTGTGTCGTGGTCTTGATGAGAACGATTGGGATCAGGTTATGAGCGTTTTAGATGAGATGGAGAAACAAAAAGTAAAAAAAGTTTCTCCGTTATCGCCTCAAGACGTTGCTAATCGTTAGGCATCGCGTTGTTGATAATTTAGGGGATTGACGGCTTTTGAATCATGCTTTTAAAATTGGCGTAGCCACTACATAGTATATCATAAGCGCTTATGATAAGCACTAATCATCAGTTAAATTTAAAGCACTTCAAAAGATCATCCATATGGATCTTTTGATAAGTGCTTATGATTATCATAGTATAGATCATTTTTTTTTCTTTGGGATAATTCTCTGTGGATAAACCAGACGTAGCGCAGCTAAATGATTTGTTCTTCGAGGCAGCTGAGACGGAGCGTAAACTACCAGCTGCTATTCGTAAGCAAAAGATGTGTAGTTGGCCAGACTACCCTCAATCATGGAAAGCATACGGGTACAGTGAGTTCGAACCTGGATTACCCAGAGCCACACCGAAACAAGTAGATGACTTTGATCGTGCATTGTCTCTAGGCATAAAGCACATGGATGCAGATGATAGGCGGTTAGTGTGGGCAGTAGCACACTCAGCAGCATTTAGAGAACGTGGTGCTAAGTGGGATAAGATAGCGAGAATGCAAGGCTTACGAGATGGTAGGCAGATCAAGCGTAGATACATGGATGCACTCATACGCACCTGGTATAATATGAAGTACTTCGAAGAGGAAGAATTGTTAGCTTCAGTGTTTTGACACATACAGTCTAAAATGCATGAAATACAAACTAGATGTTGTACGAATGCGCGAAATGTAGTACAGAATTAGTATAATGTGGCACAGTTATCTTCATTGGGAAAAGCAGATCTCAACGAGTATTGTGCAACCATAATAACTGGGTGGTCGAACATTAGTTCTCCAAGGTTGTCGCGATCTTTATTGTACCACCAAGCCACATTTACGAATAGGAAACACCTCCCTGTTTACTGCTCGATAACTGGCCCCGTAGTCTTAGTAGTCCTTTTGCTTTCTTCCAGGATATCGCTACGGGGTATTTTTTAGAGGTTCTATGCCAAAGAGAAATATCACTGAAAAACAAATGGAAGAGATCTGTGATCGGATTGCTGAAGGTGAAAGCCTCACACGCATTTGTGATACATCAGGTCATCTACCAGGCTGGCGCACAGTACTGCGTCATGTTCGAGAAGACGATGATGCTCATGTGCAATACAGAACAGCTAGAAGCTTGCAGTGTGAAGTGATGAGAGATCAGATATTAGATCTAGTGCAAGCACCGTTGCCAGAGGATCCAAAGCTAGCAATGGCTGAGGTACAACGTAGACGCTTAGAAGCTGATCATAAGGATAAGCATATCAGGCAGATGCAACCGCTAGGGTTGAGAGACAAAGCAGATGATAAGCAACAGACAGGCCAGATCACATTGAAGTGGGAAGGTGGAGAAGTTACTGCTGAAGCATCGGGATGAGTGGGGAATATTATATATATACCACAGCCTGAGACAGGGGTCGCGCGCACAAGGCATACCCCAAAGTTTCTTTTTGTTTTTGATATGTAAATCCACAGCGTTAGGCACCAGGCTAGGCACCTGTTAAGCTAAGTGCTTGATATTATTATTCTACAGTGAGGGATACGATCCCTATTGCACCATAAATTTACGGGTCGGCCACCCCCCACCCCCCGAAAAACTGGCCGCCCGACTCTAACGTATAATAACCCCAGATAAGATACTGTCCCACATGCACATCGAGATACCATACTCTCCCAGACCATTGCAGCAATCACTGCATAACGAGCTAGCACAGAAGCGCTGGGGCGTTGTGGTGTGTCACAGACGCTTTGGTAAGACGGTGATGGCCATTAATCATTTACTTAGGGATGCTATACTTAATACGAAGCCTAACCCCAGGTACGCTTATATTGCCCCTACCTATAGACAGGCGAAGGCGGTTGCTTGGGATTATTTAAAGCAGTTTGCTGGTGCGATACCGATGGTGAGGTTTCACGAGACTGAATTGAGGGCTGATTTACCTAATGGTGCGAGGATACAGTTATTAGGTTCTGAGAACCCTGATAGTTTGCGTGGTATCTATTTAGATGGCACATGTCTTGATGAGATGGCTGACATGCCTGAGAGTTTATTTCCTGAGATTATTCGCCCAGCGCTGAGTGATCGTAAGGGATGGGCATTATTCATTGGAACGCCCAGGGGTCATAATTCGTTCTTTGATTTGTATGACGCGGCTGATGGTCAACCTGATTGGCACACGGCTTTGTATAAGGCGAGCGATACGGGGATATTGGATGCTGAAGAATTAGAGGCTGCACAGTCTATGATGACGGCTGATCAGTATGCTCAGGAGTATGAGTGTAGTTGGGTAGCGAATGTGCCAGGTGCTGTGTATGGCGGTGAGTTGCAAGATGTACATGAGGCTGGTCGCATCACGAATGTTCCGTATGATCCATCTGTGAGGGTAGATACCTTTTGGGATCTGGGTGTGAACGACAGTACGGTGATTTGGTTTTTACAGAAGGTTGGCCGTGCAATACATATAATAGACTTCTATGAGAATAGGGGCGAGGGATTACCCCACTATGTAAAGGTATTACAAGATAAGGGGTATTTATATGGGGAACACAATGCGCCCCATGACATTGAGGTACGCGAATTAAGTACAGGCAAGAGCCGCAGAGAGACGGCATATGATTTAGGAATTAACTTTCGGGTTGTTCCTAAGTTACCTCTTGAGGATGGTATTCATGCGGCAAAGATGTTGTTGCCCAGGTGTTGGTTTGATCAGGA